AATCCTAAATCACCAAGAGCATATTGAGGATGGTATTTTCCCGTACTTGACGCACCCACATTCCAAAAATAATCTGGTATTGTTTCAATACATCTTTCTGCAAATTTTCTAATATCTTCTGACTCAATTGTGTTTAAAATCGAATCAAAAATACTTGACTTACTATTCATATATTCTCCTATTCTGCTTTCATAAATATCTGAAGCATTGTTTTTCTATTAAAATTTTCCTTCTTTTTAAGTGCATTATTTACTGTACGAATCTCTCCAAGGTGATAACATTTTTCTTTTGCTCTACTTTCTCCTACATATAACAAATTGGAATTCAACATGAATGTGTGGGCTTTAGGTGTAATTAAAACAACCACCTTGAACTGACCACCCTGAGATTTGTGTGTACTGATGGCATAAGCCAATCGAATATTTTTCATAGAACTTTTTGGGATATAGATAAGTGTTCCATCATAATCAACAACCATTGCATCTTTTAGAATTTTTACAACTCTACCAGATTCACCATTAGCAATAAATGTTGTATTTTTATCATCAATATATTCCTCATTATAGATAATTGCTTTATAATCATTAGCATAGTTCATTACAATGTCATTCAATCTGAATTCTGTATCTCCAAATGTAATTTTCGCCTTTGGATTAGAATTAACTGCATTCTGTATCTTTTTATTTAATGCTACTGTTCCATAATCACCCACGTTATAGCAGGAAAGAACTGCGATATCATCTACTGTATATCCTTTAGATAATAACGTTTGATACAATTTCACTGTATATCCAACAAGCTTATCCTGAAGAATCGGCATAAATATATATGACTGATCCTCTCCAAATACTTGCATACCAGTTTTTGTTTTATCTAAATACTCTGTTCCCGTTCTTGTATCTGTAGCAACTGTTGAAAGACCACCTTTACCATATCTGAATACTTTATCAAGCGTAATTGTAGGTATGTTTTCACATTTCAATAAGTCATATAACACATTACCAGCTCCAACTGAAGGAATCTGTGCATCATCACCAATTAAAAGTAATTTAGTCTTTTCAAAATCAATAGCTTCAAGCAATCTTCTAAATAAGAAAATATCAACCATAGAAAATTCATCTACGATTACTACATCATATGGTAATTTGTTTTCTTCATTAAATCCCCAATCGGCAGGTGGCATATACATAAGACCTCTATGGATTGTCATGGCATTTTCATTTGTAAATCCTGATAATACCTTTGCAGCTCTACCAGTAGGTGCTAAAAGTAAGTGTCTTTTGTTATATGCATTAAGCATATTTACAAATGCTTGTGTACTCGATGATTTACCACTACCACCATAACCAACTAAAAGAACTATGTTGTTTTCACACATATATTGAGAAGTTTTACACTGATTGTCTGTTAATTTGAATCCGTCAAGTTCTTGAAATTTAGAGCAATCACAATCCCATTTAGTATGTATTTGTAATCCTTCTTTAATCCTATCTGATATATATTTCTCTGTTTCATATGTTTCTTTTTTACATACACTTAATAATTCTCTATCAAATATAACATCATTCTCACCTTTTAATATGAGTGGCAAATTATTTTTTGCTTCTGGAACTAAAACATCAAACTGTTTCTTCAAATCACCAACATGCATATATGTATTGCCATTGTTCTCATTTTCATCAAGTAAATAGTCTACACATGCTTTTGCTCTTTGGTATGATGTAATCAAATCAAATCCAAAAAACAATACTGGTTTCTTTCCATTTTTTTGACATTCCTTGCCATCTTTATCAAGGGTAAGTAATAATGAATCGGCGGTCTTAAAACCAATTCCACCAAGTCTACATAAACATTGATAAGGTTCTTCTCTGATAACTTCCTTGATTTTATCTACTGATGTATATTTGTCATACAACTTTTTTATTGTTGAAAGATTGAATAAACCTCTGAACTCTTCAACAATCTCAGCTAACTTGAAATTTTCTATAACTTTATTTTTAATGACATTGAATGTATAATCCTTGATTCCTTTAGTCTTATTCAAATCAATATCATCTAATCTGTTATTCATAATCCTATCTACAATATCAGGGTACGCTTCAAGTAATACATCCGTTTGATTTGGTGTTAATATTTCATATAAGAAATTTCTTGTTGCTGCTAATGTAGTAGGTTTCTCTCTTTTAATATTGATTACATCGTATCCGACTCCATGAGAATCGGATACCTCCTTTGCTTTTACAATGTAGTCAACTCCAAGATTAAGTTCTGAAATATTACCTTTAATAGTTGCTGTGCCATATTTGCCAATCTGTACATCAGGATATTCAAATGAATTGACAGAAACGCCATATATTTTGAAGTCAGTAGAATTATATACAGGTCTTTCTGGTACACATTTAAACTCAATTATTTTATCCAACTTTATATCTCCTTCTAATATACGTCCCACTTCTTTACTATCCTCTCTTTTTCATCTGTTTTAATCCAATCGCCACCAACCTTCTTCATTTTATTTCTTTCACCAAATTCTTTTACATTGATGACATTACCTGCTATAAATGGGGATTCAATAAATGATTTTCCAGAAGTGATTTTTGTTTTAAGATACTCACCATCTCTCATGTTATAAAGCATAAGGTATGGTTTTGTTTTATCCTTATAGAACTTACACTCAAGAACATAATACATATCTTTTGGTGCTTTCGGATTTTTGTACATTATATTTCCAAGATACTCTTGCTCATATACAATCTGTTCTTTTATTGATAAAGCTTTATTCTCCAAACCACCTATTATTAGTTTTACAAGTTTGACCTTATCAACATTACTATACTGTTTAGGTGTCTCTTTCTCTGCACATTTTCTTACATCTTCTTCTCTAATGTTCAGTGATGCAATTTTATCTTTTTTCAATGTCTTGCATTTTCCTAACAAATTGTACATATCAATAATTGATAGTAAATATTTATTCTTGCCAAACTCAGAAAAGAAATTTAGTGTTGTAAGAATATGTAATTGTCTATCATCCACAGATGTTTTTGATATAATATCAGAAAGTAAATCAACAAAATTATCATAATGATTTTTAGACAATTCATATAATTCGTCTGCGATCTGATCATTACAATATTTTATAGAAGAGATTCCTTGATAAATGGCATTTTCGTCTTTATCCATAAAATACTGTGCTTTGGATTTGCCAAATTTTATTCCTTTGATTTCTATTCCCTGTGATTTGATATATTCTTTGATATTTGACATTTTTTCATTATTGTCTACATAAACATTCAATGCTGATGTTAATAGCTCAATCTTATGGTAATACCTTAACCATCCAATAAATAGACCTATCATACTATATGGAACGGAATGATTTCGTGAAAATAAATAATTAGATGCATCTTCGATTACTATCAAGAATGATTTTATAGTTTCTTTTGCCTCAGCTTCTGTCATTCCATACTTCTCTTGTGCAATTGCAATAAATCCTGGAATATATCTATCATCTTTATTACCGTGAATATCTACCATATATCCACCATTTTCAATAATAGGTATATCTGCTTCAGTACCTGTTTTCTTAGCAAAATGTCTACGGACAATATCTGCTTGTCCCATAGTAAAGCCACAGAAGTCATGTAAGAAATCAATAATCTGTTCCTGATATACTAAATAACCAAGCGTAGGTTTCAAGAAATTATTAAGTGCTTCGTTGCCATTATCTTTGTAAATACCATTGAATAACTGTTCTCTATAAGATTCACCTGCTGGTCTAATAGCACCACTGACCATAGCCATGACATCAAGATATGAGATGTTATCATTCTGTGCTTTAATATTCTCCAAGGTTTCTTTACTAAGTGTTCTTTTTAATGAATCACTTGCAAAACCACTTTCAAACTGAAATATCAATGTAGTATCTTTTGCTATTGAGTTAATAACATTTTCATCTGAGAAATTAACCTTATCAGGTGTTAAATAGTCTATACCTGCAAGTTTACAAGCACCATCAATTAATCCAACAGCATTTAATCCTAACAAATCTAACTTTACATAATTTAAAGAATCAATTTCGTGCATGTCTATTTGGCTTACAGGACGTGGATCTGATGTAATAGATAATGTTCCAAAATCATATCTTATATCTGTAGGACTACAAACAATTCCTGCTGCATGTCTGCCAAGTGATGTAATTGTTCCGATTACCATATCAATATATTTAAACATTTCTGGATATTGTTCTCTGATTCCTTCTGGCATATAATCCCTGCCCTTATCATCAGTTTCTACCATATTTGATAGTTCCTGTGTTTGATCAGGTGTCATACCATATGCTCTACCAACATCTTTAATCGCAGCTTTCAACTGAATGGTATTAAAAGTAATAATGTTGCAACAATACAAACCTTCCTTATTAAATAGATACTCACGCACTTTATATCTATCTTCTGCGTAAATATCAGTATCTACATCAGCCAATGACATTCTTTCAGGATTCATAAATCGTGAGAAGTTAAGTTTATATTTAACTGAATCAACATCAGTACATTTAATCAAATATGCAATCTCACTACCAGACACAGAACCTCTTGAACATCCATAGTGCATATTATTTTTTAGCAACCAATTCTTATAATCTGAATCAAGCAACATAAAATCAATTGCATCATTATGCTTATAAGTCTCTAATTCCTCTTGTATTCTTGGAATGTATTCTGTTTTATAATTAGGTAGTTTATTAATACCTCGTTCTTTTACACCATTTACAATTCGTGACTTAAATTCTTTCTCAGCATCAGGATATAATCTTGGATATTTATTACTATAATCCAACTCATATGATTCAATAGCATCTGCAAATCTATTTGTTTCCTCTATTGCATCAAGATATATTGATTTTGGCAATGCGTTTTGTAGTTCAAATGCAGCAACCATATCACCATAAGACTTCCATGATAAATCACATGCATCTTCATCATGGAAATTTACATTTTTGGATTTCTGCATTACAGCTCTGCCCATCATATGATCTTTGTCAATTGCATGTACATCACTTGTAGCAATTAGTTTCATTCCATATTTCTGTGAAATTCTATATAAATATTGATTGTAATATATTTGAACATCAAAATTATGAGGTTGTATTTCTAACCAACATCTGTGTTTATTTTTAATAAGAAATTTTAAAAATCTCTCTTGCACCTCTTTAGTGCCTTTACATAACATACCTGCAACACAAGCTGTTAATACTAAAATATTATCTGATGTATTCTCAAGTTCCTCTAAAGTAATTCGTGGATTATAATAAAAATGACCATCATTACGATTAAATGAATTAGAAGAAAGTTTGTTAAGTTCTAATACCCCATCATAATTCTTTGCGTATAAACAACAGTGATAATTATCTCTTTGCAGATTATCCATATCAATTTTTTCTGTTACATAGAATTCTTCTGCATTGATATATTTTAATCCAGCCTTTTCACAAGCTTGTCTTTTTGCAATATTATGAAGGACTGCGCCATGCTCTGTAAAAGCTATGGCTTTCATTCCTTCCTCTTTTGCTTTATCAATATAAGCTTGAAAAGGTGTAATTGAGTCAACTTCAAGACCGCTATATGGGTTAGAATCCATACTATGTAAATGTAATACTGTTAAATTATTCATTTTTTCACCTACCTATATTCTTATAAACTATTTACAAATGCCAATAAATCTTCCTCGTCATTATCAGTTTCGTTTTCTTCTCCACTCTTAAATAATTCCTGAGCCTTCAAATATTCATCATATGGTTTATGTAATGATCTTGAATATCCTGATAGGGTTGCCAATCTAAAAGCATCTGCATCTGTAACTTCTTGCCAAAAGATATTTTCATCTTCACTATCTTTATATTCTCTTTTTTTCTCGTTGATTTCTGAAATAGTGCTAATGATATCTGTTTTTAGATCATTGATCTTCTTTTCTGTTAATGGAATCTGCACATAACAATCATGTATCTCAAACTTGTCTCTAACTTCGTCTGGTAAACAATCAATGTTATTATTTAATACCATTTCATCAATATATTTTTCAGTATCATCTTCATATCCGAAATTTTTCAGCCACATCTTTGCCGTATTGATAAGACTTTCGCCTATAGAATTTCTTTCTATATATCTATCTTTTTTCTTTTTATTTTTCTGTTCAATGGTAACTGTGACATATTTTAAGAAATTCCATTCGCATACAATATCTTCCAATGGAATATTTAATGCTTGCCTAATACCTTCGGCATAAATAACCAACTGACCACATTCAGCGTCAATTTTTGCACCTTGATAACGTGTAGATGTTTTCCAATCTACAATATGTACACGTTTTTTCTCATTACCATTTTCGTCTTTGTATGACTCGATATAAAGCATGTCAATATATCCTTGCATATAAATATCATCAGAAATTTTAATCGTAATAAAATGCTCAACTTTATGTGGAAAAGTAATCAGATTATGATTTTTAAAGAAATGTCTAATGCAATTTTCATATTTATTTGCTATTGCATCATTTTTATCAGAATCGCTACGATTGTATTTGAGTTCTGCACAATTCATTGTAAATAAGCTATCTTCATATAAATCTGGCATATCCTCATATTTAATTTTGCCAGTATATAGCTGCTCAATAATATCATGTACATTACCACCAGATACACAATAAATACTATTTGTTCTATCTTCTTTCTTGTGTAGGATGTATTTCAAAAAATATTCCCATCTATCTTGTTTGTAACAATGATATCTTGACCATGACCATAATATATCAACACCAAATTTGTTACAAATTTCTGTTAATTCTTTACTTGTCTTTCTTGCCAATCTCTTAACTTTCTCCTTTCTGACTCATCATATAAAACACGATGCTTGAGAAGGAAGTTGTATACTTTATTTGGCATATCAGCAGGACTGTCTTTACTACCTTTCTTAATCAAATCCCAACGATCATATATGTAACTTACTTTTCTAATAGGATAAAATTTATCACATTCCTGTCTAATATGGTTTATATCAATTCCTTCATCTAAAGCCACTACAATTTCTACATTTAAACTAATCAGTATCCTAACTTGTTCTTCTGTAAGCTCACAATTTCCTATTGCAACAGCCGTACCATCTTTTCGTGAATACCTTTTAAGCACCGATTTCTGCGCTTCCAAAACGACTGCATAACCAGCCTCTTGAATTGTTTGATAATTCTCATTTAATCCATATACATTTATTCCTTTTGGATATGTTTTGGATAACTTAAAAAACTTCGGAATATCAAACATCTCATAGTTTGGTACTGTAGTTCTCCCACTAATACCTATATATTCATTGTCATCTCCATCCCACTTTCGTTCAGGAATGACAATTCGTTTTCTATCATATGAATATCCAATGTTAAATCTTTTACATGCAAAAGGCATAACGCCTTCACGAACCCAATCAATATATGGTAAATCAGTATATTCTTTCATACATGAATCATCATACACTGGAACATCTTTATCAATTGTGTATCTTTGACGTTTCACCTTTTTGAAGATTGCTAATGGATCTTTCTTATTATCTTTGTTGTCACTCTTACTATATGAATATTTCAAACCTAAAATATTGTGGAGATATTTATTAGCTTTCCCAAAAGATATACCTTTTATTGTCATAACCAATGTAAAAATATCTCCATGCTTATTTTCTTCCGAACTTCTAATCGCCGTTGATAATGTATCTTTCTTTACACATATAGCAGTTTTATTATTGCCTTGTGGTAAGGCGGCTCTCCATTCAGTAGGATATTCGTGTAGCCCATGACATTCCAACGATAATAAAATCTGTTCTATACAATTATTCTCTATAATGTATTCTTTTAGTTCATCTGCATTAATACACGCTCACCGCCTCCATCACAAATTTAAAAATCAACTGGAACAGAAGTAAAACCAACTTCTTTCAGTATGTTTCTACTCATATCATGCTCACATACAATCTGTATACTACTTGCAGCACCCTCACGGTTTTTACAAATGAATATAAGCTGATAATGTTTGCCTTCGTCCAGTTTGACAGGTATTTTTGATTTATTGTTTTTTCCATCAAATCTATATACCTTTAAAGCATTTTTCTCACCTGTATACTCATCTTCAAATACATCTCTCAGCATTAAACATGTACTTGCAGGATCGACAATACTTTTCGCCATACCAATATTATCTTGACTATAAAATCTCTGACGTGCTGAAGATTTCGCCAACTGGAATGTAATAGTTACATGGACTTCCAAGCCACCTTCTTCTTTGCACTTAATAGTGTCGTAAATATCAACCATATTTTGTTGCATATCTAACCACATTTTATCGGAACGACTGCCTGAATCGGCTTTATATGTATCAAGAATGAAATATTTAACACCAAGATTTGCATATTTCTTTAGAACTTTAATAAATTTCTGAGTCTTGTATCTCTTAAATGGTATAAGCGTAAGCATATTATTTTCAGATTTTTCAACAATCCAATCTGCACATTTCTTTAACAAATCTTTTGTCTCATCTGAATATTTACCATCTCTTACAACAAACTTCTGTAAGTCTTGCTTGTAGATATTATTTGCAACCCATACAAGTAATTCTCTCTGCCATTTACGAATTCCTTCTTCGTTTACAGCTATAACAAGCCTTTCCCCATATTTAATCGTGCTTGGGATTAACATTGACCTTGTTAATGTGGTTTTACCCATATTAGATAATCCACCAATCAGTGTTATATTGCCAGGCAACTGACCACCAGTTTCCTTGTTAAGAATATCCATATTATTATAAGGAAGACCAACTGCAATACCTGCATCTAACTCATCAATTAAATCATAAATGCCATCAGCCAATGAATATGACTGTACATCATCATCTGCATTGATGAAAATATGATTTAACATTGCTTCATATTCTTCATATATTTCATCTAAAGACATATCACAGAATTCATTGATACGATTATTTACAGGGAATCCATTTTTTAACATCTCCAAAACTGTTTTCCACTTGTATAGTTCTTTAACATACCCATCCATATTGTTGATGTTTACATACTCTTTGGCTTTATCAATCGTTTCATATCCACCATAATCCTCATATTCCTTTTTGAGTTTTTGATGCTTTTCAAGATATAAACCAACAGTCATATCATCCAATACTGATTTCTTTTCTACTACAATAATGTCATTTGCAATCTGCCAATAGACTCGCCATGTATTTTCACTAAAATCTTCAAGCTGCAATGTATAATCAAAAATTAATTCTGGTTGTTTATATAAAATAGCAACTATATTAGCTTCTGCTATTACCTTGTATTCTCGAATCTGTTTTGCACATTTTAATACTTCTTCCTGATAAGGAGTTAATTTTTTATTTTCTTTTTTCTCAGCCAATTAGTACCTCCTCAAAACAGTTTCTTCATTCTATCACTTGTCTCTTTAGTCTTTTTTACATATCCAGCATTCTCATTACTCTGATTGTTGAAGTCTTTAGATTCAACTCTCTCTTCAGTCTTTTTAACATTCTGTAATCTCAAATATACATCGTTGATTTCAGGTTCAATCATTTTCATAATAAGATTGATTTTATGTTTTTCATCTTTGATTTTCTTTTCATTTTCATGTAAATATGTAACAATTTTTCTCTTACATAACTTAAAGGTACATAAAATTGTGTAATCATCATAATTAGCTTTTGCTTCATGATTATTATTCGCTATATGTTCGCCACGTTTAATACCTTGTAGCTTTAATGCGAGATACTGTGGAAATTTCATATTATCATCGTATTCAAGAATCTCTTTCTTTACATACTCACATAGTTCAATCCACTGCTCATTATCTTTCTTTTTTATATTTCTCATTTACCAAATCATCCTTTCTTAAAAACTCCAACAGGCAATTAACCTGTCGGAGTATAATTTTAATTAGGCTAACTGTAACTTGGCAAAATCAATTAACTCTGTAAGAGTATCTGGTGACTGCATTTCAAGATTCTTTAATGAAACATCCTTATCCTTCATCTGCTTGTTTACTTTGAGCAAAGCATCTTTGTTATCCTTGAGTGACTTTAATACATCTTTAAATTCAGCAGCTAACTCTTCTGCTTTCTCAGCTTTGTCAACCATAGAATCTGTAGAAGTCTTTAAGTCATTCTTGTATGATGTCTCATTTGTCTCAAGATCATGCATTGACTCAAAATAATCCTTCCAAATATCATAAGATGGGTTCTCAATAATCTGTCCAACTTTAGTTACATTTGTTCTGTCCTTCTTAACCTTTGCAAAATAACGAACATCCTCACCATTCTCTTCCTTATAGAACTCAAGGATTGTATCATAATCAAATTTAACTGACTTATGCATATCAGGCTTAATACCAACTAACTTACGGTTATCGCCTGTTCCTTCATATACTTCTGTTGCCTGTGCAACTGACACTACATGCTTACCCTTTGCAGAGAGATCAATCTTAGCCTGCTGAAGCTTCATGTTAATAATCTTGATACGTCCCCACTGTCTCTGAGAAACTACTGTATCGTCAACATCCCCACCCTTTCTACGAGCTTTCTTCTCTTCAACTTCTGTAGCTCCAACCTGCATTGTTGCATAAAACTTAGTCTCTGAGTCGATGTCAAGTGTCTGAATCTCATCCGAATCTACTGCTTCGTCAATATCATCCTCTAAATCATCAAGATCTGATGTGTCGTCTACTAAAATAAGATTGTTGTAAGTCTTACCATTTGCTAATGTAATATCCTTACCCTCATAGTGAGCAATACCTGTCTCTGAGTCGATACATGCAACCTTTGGGAATGTAAGAGCAAACCATGACTTACCAGAACCCTCATAACCATATGCTAAAAATTTTCCACCAATCTTTGCTTCTCTTGCTTTTCTAAATGCCAATTTTTTGTCCTCCTAAAATGTATATATTATTTTGATAAAATGCTCACCCTGTATTAAACAGGGCAAGCGTATTTTTTTAGTTCATGCTTTCAAGCATTGCAAGAAGGTCATCATCTTCTGATGAAGTTTCCTTACTCTCTGAATCTGTATCATTATCTGAACTTGGTTCTGCACCAGCATCAAGTAATGCCTGCTCGTAGAAATAAAGGTCGTCCTCATCATACTTACCATCTTCAAATGCTACAGTTGGTTTTCTATCATCACCATCACCAACATATGTAATATCAGGCTTAACAATAATCATTCTTCTCTCACGATTACCATTTCCTACGGCACACTTCTTTTCAGCCTCTTCCTCTGAATAAAGTCCCATTTCGATAAGTTCCTTAATATCGTCAGGAATGTCATCTTCTGTGATATTTACTACTGAACCACCTTCAACTAAATTTCCTGTAACCGTAATTTCAGTAATCTTACCCTTCTTAGGCTTGAAAAATCTCTGAAGCATCTTTGCTGTAATTTCTGGATTCTCGTTGATAGCAACCTCAAATGTCTTAGGGAATGTAACATTCTTCTTAACCTCAACCTTTTCTCCATCAATCTTAGGCTTGCCAACATAATCAACAACATATGCAGAAAGCTCCATAGTCCCCTTGTCCTCATTTTTCTTTCCAATACTCTTAGAATCTACAAGGATTGTCTGTGAGAATGTAGCCTTGAAATCTGCTTCATCATCAACCTTTGAAAGAACAATAGATGTAATTTCCTTCTTTGTAGATACATTCCCTTCGTACTCGCTATAACCCATTGTTCCCTTTACGTTCACAATCATTCCGTCTTCAAGATGCTCATTGAGATATTCAACTGCGTCATAAGCTGTAAGGAACTTCTTATATACAGTCTTATCCTTAACATCCTTCTCAACACCAACTGTTAAGAAAGAAGAATCTGAAATACTGTCATATAAAGACTCATCAAGACGATCTTCCCATGCAATCTCTACTGACTTACTCTTTCCTGAATCATCCTTTTCATCCTTGCTATACGCACGAATGACATTATCCTTATCAGGGAAGAAACCACTTCGCATCTCTGCATAAACCACATTACCATTGCCACAATCAACACCAACATACATACTATTATCTGTCCAACCAGAATCATAACTGTTGTCAAGATTGAATGTCTTGTCTGTTACTTTTACACGTCCAATAAGATTAAATGCTGCCTTACCTTTCTTTAACGCTTTTCTTTCCTTTGTCTTTGCCAAATTACTTGTCCTCCTTAAAATTAAATAATTTATGTAAATATTGTTAATAAAACAATCTATATAAACGCCCACTCAGGACGGAACATGGAAGTAAATCTATATGAAAATTTATCCATAAACAGTGATTTTTGAGCATAAAAACCCAAGGGTATGCTGTTCTTCCACCCATACAAATGCTTTCCGCATTTATTTATTCTCTTGTTTGTCTCGATTTTTATATAACTTTCGAGACATTCTGTTTTGGAATTTTTGAACTGAATTGTTCAAGACTGATTAACTAAGCAGTAATCTTTACTTTGATAAGTCTATATGGCTGATAAGCGTTTGGATATTTCTCTCTATCCACTTTGCTGATAAACATATCATATGGTCTAATCCATACTCTCTGATCCTTTAAGCTCTGATACACAACCATCTTTTCTTCTGTCTCTGTATTAATCCCAATGGCAATAATCTTATAGAAACCACCTTTGAAATGTTGTACTGTGTCTCCTGGTTGAAAATCTCTATCATACATGAATAAATCATCTACACCATTTGATTGCATATGCCCTAATATCTCAACATTCATTGTGATAAATTCACCATGTTTTAAAAGTTCGTCCTTTTCAATCAGTGCCGTCTTATCAACTAAGTAACTATCCTCTTTTTCTTCACAAGTAACTATCTGACCTGACTTCCAATTATTTGCAAAGTCTTCATTAAATCTAAATTCTGCCACTTTCTCACCTCCTCAAATTTTCCAATGAAACAGTGAATTACTATGGCTGCTTCACTTACTTATTCTCTATTCGATTTTCATTTTTATTGGAAATTGTGATTCGAATGAATCATAGATAATTCAAATTTTACTTGTTAAATAAATATTCCTCACATTTAAATCCGTTTTTATTTAACCAATCAGCTACTAAATGACGATGGCAAAAATCTGTAGATTTTTCATAGCAAATCAAAGCAATATCATTTTCTCCAACATTATATCCATAGCAAATTCTTGAAAAATCTAAGACAACATCAGTAGCGTTTAATTTATTTAATACCTGTTCATTAAAGCACTTTATGTAATAGTAATTATCATGATTTTCTTTCCACTTCATAAAGAAGTCATATTTGGGTGCAAGTTTCTTATACTGTAACCCTGTGTACCAATTAGGTGCTTTTCCGCAAATCGAAATTGGGACTATATTATCTGGTAACGATTTAAGTTTTGCAAAATAACTTGTATATATCACATTCTCACCTCCAACTATATATTCTCTGTTTCAGGTTCTTCTAAAACCGCAATGCTTAAAGTTCCTGTATCACAATTTCTACCCATTCTTGTCTTAAATCCAAGCTCATTCAATTCTTTGTCTAATTTGTATAGGTCATTTTCATCTGTACTGTAAATTTTACTACCTTTACAAATCTCGACAGTTCTTACATATTTTTTATCTTGTCGAGCTGAACTAACATATAACCATTGGTCTGTATCTACTTTAGATATTTTATTTCGTGGAACTACTGTGAATGGTTTAAGAACTTCTTCGATTTCATCTCTATGTTCTATGTAATTATCTACTGGATCTCGTATCAAATTAAGACACGCCCTACGACCTCTTTTATATTCCATAATAACATTCTCCAATCTACACCAAGAAATGTCAGTTTGTTCTACCATACTCTATATTCTTTTTAACTTCCTTGTTTATTTCTTCAATATTTTTGATACTATCAATTAGCCAACCATCTGCAAAAATGGTATATAAAGCTATTCCAATGGCTATCAAAATAAATAAAATCATATACTTATTCTCCTATTCGTTCACTCTAAATACATTTGCATCACCAACTGCAAAATCTTCTATACTTACATAATTTTCTAAAGATTTATCTACTGCTTGCTCGATAACTTCTGGATGTTTATTTATATATTCATCAACCATCTTGTCCAAAATATAAAAAATGTCTTGAGAATTTCTTTTATAATCTTCGTATGTTTTTATACATAAATCTGTAAATGTAGACATTTCTATCACCTACTTTCATGCTCATATAAAACCAAAAATTCATGTGTTTTTAATAAAATGTTTCCGACATTGAATCTCCAAGTCTTACAAGATTCTCTACTTCCTTATCAGACATAGAATTGATTTCTTCAATCGTAAATGTTTCATTGATTGCATAATATGACATCCTTGAAGTAGCCGATGCTGGTCTCTCAATAATATACTTAAGTAATTTTTCTTTCTCAGTCATTACATGCTCCTTTCGTTTTATCTAAATCCTAATTTAACAACATATTTTCCATTATTGATGACTACATTGCTTCCTGAACAAGTGATAGTTTTGCCATTAACCGTAATTCTATTCATACTCTTATCCTTTCCTTATGTTTATTCTCTATTTATGCTCTCATAAATATTTCCCTACTCCAATTCAATAATATTGTATCTTACAGATTCATCATCATATTTCTTAGTCTGTAATGTTCCATTTGTATATTCTCCGATTTTGTCAGAATATTTGTTATATGTATCACTACCAGCAATATCATACTCTACTCCATCGTATTCAACAGTAATTCTATGAACTGCTGGATGTGATTGAGGTAACATAGTTTTCGTAGTAGGGCTATAATACATTGTTGTATATGCAGCTCTATGATATTCGTCAGTAATCTTTACTTGCACAGTAGAAGTTTCTGTACTAATACACTTAGCACATCCTACTAATGAGAATGTCAAAATTAACATTGCTAGTAAAATTGTTAATGTTTTCTTCATTTTTCTTTCTGTCCCCTTTTTATTTTTTAAAAAATGGATTTTCCATAATACAATGGTCAACCATATCTCTAAACGCAAATGGAGAATCTACAACTCTATCTGAATACTTAAAATGTTTCAGAAAATCCAATACACCTCGTGCGTCTTTATGAGACAATGGAATAAATTTCACATATTCTGGATGACCTTTAATACACACAACCGCCCACGAATGATCATCAGAACAAAAACCTATATCTGTTCCAACATCCATCATAGAATTTATTAACTTATGACAATCATCGACCATCTTTAATGACCATGTGTACTCATCCTTTGCAGCGTTAAGATATCCTGCTGATCTGCTATATAAGTCTTCAGCCTCTTTGTAGTTTTGTTCTGCTGTTTCAAACTTTGATAATTCTTCTGAAAATAACCACTGTCTTAATTTATCTCGTATTTTATCTTTAATTTTCACTGCCTCACCTCCTACAACCAAAAGAAATATCGCTTCCAATTTAACACTATATATAGTGGTTATCTATATTTGTTTGCTACTATATATAGTAGTATTTTTCATCTTAATTCTATATCTTGGTGTGTTTCACCGTCTGAATAGTAAATATTCCAATCCTTGAATAATTCGACCAGCTTTTTATTATCCCAATCGCATTCATTACAATGCGTAAGTGCTAATGACTTCTGATTTCCAAAATCTCCAACATCATTTGAACATCTACTATATAATTCTCCTAAATCGAGTGTCCCATATCTCAAAGTGTCCTGGAATGGATTTGGAACATTAGTATGGTCATACATATATTCATTAATCCGATTCTTTGGACATTCAGATAGAAACTTACCTGCACCATGTCTTGTCAAATATGTACGAGATACATAACAAGTCTCAATATTTATCTCATCATTCCATTCAACATTTTCAATTATTTTCTTGGGATTTTTAATACCTGTATTAGATGGTGTTAGATGTGGGAAATACTCTGTGTTATTCTGATCGAGTAAAAGTCCTTGTGCTGCTTCAAATATGATATTGTCAAACTGATTTAAGAAATAATTATCTGATATAACCAATGAGTGGTTATTCATAAAGTCCCAATCATCTAAAAAGTGTTCAAATATACCATTATCAAGGAATATTCTTGACCATTCATCTGTTAATATAATATTCTCTCTTTCAAATTGTTCTAAGTAATATTCCCTGATATAATTATCTACATCAGTTATACCAGCTTTGTATCTTTTGATAGTTTCAAAAATTCCCAAGCCACAACTACCATGTTTATTTTTCCCACGTTTTTCCTCTATAATCTGATTTGCCATCATATCAAAAGGTGTAGTCAACATACAATCTTGATTGATATAAACATTTGGAACATATCCTAATTTCGTCAATTCATCATATTCCTGCTTAAAAATAATTGGATTAACAATAAAATCCTCAGATAAATATGTACTTGCATGGTTAAATGTTCCAGATCCAAAATGATGAAAGACATGTCTGATTCCATCAGGCGTTGTTACGGTATGTCCTCTCTGAGCACCACCATTTGAACAAACAACA